TCATGGAGGTTTCAAAATGCTTGGAAATTATAAAAAGGTGCTGACGGCAGCAGGCTCGGCGCTCCATGCGAAGTGCCTCGCCGGAACATCAAGCTCGATTGAGTTTACCAGGTTCCAGCTCGGAAACGGAACATACACCGGAAGCGAATCGACAGAAGCACTTGCGGCTATGGTTGCGCTGAAGTCACCGAAGAACACTTTCCCGGTTACAAAGGCGGAAGTCGTAAATAATGCGACCTGCAAGCTGACGCTGAATGCTTCCAACCTGGAAGTAACGGAAGGGTACTATGTGACAGAAGTCGGCGTGTTCGCAAAGGGCAGCGACGGAAACGAGATTCTTTACTCCATCACCGTAGCTGATCCGGAACATCCGGACTGGATGCCCGCATTCAATAACGTCGCTCCGGGTTCTCTGCGTTACATCGACTACATGTCGGTCGGGAACGCGACGAGCATCACTATTAAGGTCAGCCCGGGCGGCCTGGTATCAATCGAGGACTTTGAAGAACTGGAGGTCAGAGTCAATGCACTCGAAGAGGCCAGCGCCGGAATGGTTGGCATCAAGAGAAAGTGCGCGGCAGACGGAACGCCGCAGAGCGCAACCACCTGGACCAGGATCGGACAGGCAACCGGCGCGACTGTGGAGTATGCACGCGGCGACGAATCCGTACAGAACGACCTTATGGAGATGTGGCCGTACAACCAGATAAAGCCGTGCAATCTGAAGATGGACGGGACCGTGCTTGCATACCTCGGAGACGCTGACTTTGACTGGTACGCCACCGAAGGGACCGCGGCAGAAGATACGTCCGTCATGGACGAAGTGCCGACGGAAATGTATGTATCTCACTTCTTCCAGAAGGACGAGAGCGGCCAGAACTGGGAGTACAAGATCATTGCCGATTCACCGCGCTACCCGAATAGTGTCTACGTCAAAGACCTGATGAAGCGTGCGGACGGAACGGAAGTAGATCACTTCTATTTCCCGATCTTCCTCGGCGCCTTGAACAGCGCTGGACACTTCGTTTCGGCAGCGGGCATGTTCCCGGCATACAGCAGAACGGTCACAGCAGACAGAACTTCGGTCAAGACCAACGGTTCAAACTGGCAGATCGTCGATGTATGGGCATGGGAGATCATGACATATCTCATGGAGATCATGAGCGCAAACGCCAATTTCAGAACCACGTTCGGCCGCGGCTTCTGCGATTCCGGCTCAACCGCTTATGCTGCGTTGAACACGGAGACCGGGACCAACACGATCACGATCACGAAGGGCAACGCCTCCAAGATGGCGGTTGGACAGACTATCTGCATCGGCACGGACATGTGGAATTTCTCCATTGCCAGAGACAGAGTGATCACGGCGATCAGCGAAAGCACCGGCTACGATAATGCAGTCGATATTACATTCGATGGCGCGGGCGTCAACATCACAGCAGGTACGTCGAAGGTATGGCGTTGCGCACAGAAGACCGGCGCGACCGTATCCATGGCAAGCGCCAACGGTACGGCAGGCCCGAACGACGGCATTCACTCGGTCCGCGCTCTGTACGTAGAAGATTTCTGGGGAATGCTGCATACCGGCGTTGACGGCATGAATCTGAAATTCAACTCAGAAAAGATGGGCTTGGAAATGTATGTCTGCACCGATCCGTCGAAGTACAGCGATGCTTACGGCGACGGATATGTGCTGCTTCCGGACGTCCTGGCGTTGAACGGTGAAGGGGATTCAAACTATTCCAGAAACGGATATATCAAGAGAGAAAAATTCTTCCGCGAATATCCGATCCTGCAGATGCCGGATGATGTCACGGCGGGTTCGGAGACCTATGAGGCGGCTTATGCATGGCAGAACAAAAACGGCCAGCGGCCGTTCTTCGGCGGCGACTTGGTCGATGGCTCGTCCGTCTCGCCGCGCTCTCGGTACTGCAACGCCTCGTTCTCGTACTCGTACGCGTCCTGCGGCTCCCGTCCTCTTAAGCGATAAACGCCATTTAAGGGGGCGCACGGGGGATTTCTCCCACGTGAATGCTGCATAGCCACAGTGTAAATACTTTAGTAACCAATGTAACTGTAAACCTTCAGGGCTTCGGGAGAGCATCTGAGTCGGTCTGCGTTCTTCGGCGGCAACTTGAACAATGGCTCGAACGTCTCGCCGCGCTATCGGAACTGCAACAACACGTTCTCGAACTCGAACGCGAACTACGGCTCCCGTCCTGTTATAGCCGACGGGCGGCGGAGGAAACGAAACCGCCCGGCGATGAATAATTGGCTCGACCCCAGTCCTTAGCTCTTGCTAAAAATACGCCCGCAAAATGGCATGGTTTAGTAGGTTCAATCTCGAAATACCATGAGGGCGGCTATAAGAGAAAGCAAAAAGACCATGAAACGAGTAGGGTATTTATACAAAGAGATTTGCGACCTGGAAAACTGCAAGGCCGCTATCCTGACAGCTTCCAAAGGGAAGCGGAACCGAAAGAATGTGAAAAAGGTTCTCGACAACCTGGAAGATCGGGCGAAAGACCTGCAGAAAATGCTCATGGAACACAGCTACAAACCTTCGCCGTATACGATACGCTATATCAATGACGGCATCAAACAAAAGCGCAGGCGTCTTGCAAAGCCTCGCTTCTGGCCGGACCAGTGCATCCACCATGCACTCGACAGGGTGATGGAACGAGTCATAATGCGAGGCATGGATTATTATTGCTGCGGATCAGTAAGAGGCCGCGGAGCAGCGCGGGCAAAACACGGGATCAAGAAGTGGATTATTCATAAGCCGAAGAAAGCAAAGTATGTGTTCAAGATGGATGTCCATAAATACTATGATTCCATAAGTCATGAAGAAATGATGAAGTGCATCGAAAGGAAAGTGAAGGATCCGGAAGTCCTGTGGCTTTATCGGGTGATACTTGAAAGTTACGACGCAGTTGATCCGGAACAATCGACCGAAGAGCACGAAGTATTCCGAACGGGATATGGCATTCCGATTGGCATAGACCCGTCGCGCTGGCTCTGCAACCTGTTTCTTGAACATATCGACCATGAAATGAGACGCTTCCTCGGAAGCGATTATTTTATGACACGATATGTTGACGATATCGTAGTAATTGGGCCGAACAAGCGGAAGCTGCATAAGCTGAAGCTGTTTCTTGATCGGGCGCTCGGAATGATACAGCTTACCGTCAAAAAGACGTGGCAAGTATTCAAACTGGCAAAGCGTCCGATTGATTTCCTCGGATTTAAGTTCCACAAAGACGGGCACATATCAATCCGAAAAACGATCCTGAAGCGCATTAAGCGGAAACTCAGGAAGCTGCGCAGGATGCCAAAGATCACACTAAGGAATGCAACCGGAATGGTAGCGTACATGGGATGGGTAAAAGGTTCAGACTCGCAGTATTTTTACTCACACAACATTACCGGGAAAGTAAAGATCACAAGACTAAGGAGGATCATAAGCCATGAAGGAAAGGTACACAGAAAGACCGGCTCAGACGTGGTTAGAGCTGCTTAATGAAAAACCGGGCGCTGAATGCGTTCTGCATTTCGTGGAAAACATCGAAGAAATTCAGGAGCCGGACGAAGACGGCATCCTGCGGATGTCCTACGAAGCAGATCATTATCAGATCGCAACCGGATACCGGGAGGGCATCCTGGAATCCGCGGAAGCAAACCGCGCCGTCTGGCTGGAGGCGGCAAAGGCGAAAGAGCTGGAGGCAGAGAATAAGACGATGAAAACGAGGGTCCGGGATCTGGAAGAGATCACGGAAGACATCATGATTTCCATGCTGGAGGGATAAGCCATGTTCGACAAACTTAAAGAGATGTACAACAAAGGGAAGATCACCAAAAAAGGACTGAAAAACGCAGTCAAAAAGGGTTGGATCACCGCGGCACAGTATCAGGAGATCACAGGAGAAGAGTACGAGTGAGCACAGCGGAACTGATAGACCGCCTTTACCAGATCATTGATGAACAGAACAAACTCCTTAAAAAGCAATCGGAGCTTCTTCAGCTTCATGAGATCATGGATCCGGCGGCAGCTTATCAGCTCCCGGATTATGCGAAGGAGGCACAAGATGGATTTTATCGACAGATATAATGCGCTGGTCGGAGCGGCGGTAGCGGTGCTGTCCGCCGTGCTTGGAGTTTACTGGTATCTCTTTGCGGGATACCTGGTACTGAATGTTCTGGACTGGCTGACGGGTTGGTACAGATCGTGGAAACTGAAGCAGGAGTCAAGCCGTGTCGGCTTAAGGGGGATTCTGAAAAAGCTCGGATATTGGGTGATTATCATTATTGCCTTTATGCTGCCGACACTCTTTGTACATTTCGCCATGGATGCTTTCGGTAAAGACTTAAGCGTTCTGGTATGGGTCGGATGGCTGACTCTTGCAATGCTGATCGTAAATGAGATCAGAAGCATCATCGAAAATCTGGTAGAGACAGGATACAACGTACCGAATGTTCTGATTAAAGGGCTGGCAATCACAGAAAAGATGCTAAAGAAAGCTGACATTCTGCCGGAGGTGAAAGAACATGAGAACGAGCCAGAAGGGGATTGACCTTTTAAAAGAATTTGAAGGCTGCGCACTGAAAGCCTATCAGGATATTGTCGGAGTATGGACCATCGGCTACGGAACCACAACCGCAGATTGGGACATAACCGGATGCGATATCGTAAAGGGCATGGAGATTACGCAAGAGCAGGCGGAAAGGTGGCTTTCTGAATCACTTCGCGTGAAATACGAACCGCTGGTTTTCATGTACGACAATATCTATCATTGGAATCAGAATGAGTTCGACGCGCTGGTTTCCTTCGCCTATAATCTCGGCAGCATAGGCGGCCTGACCGCCAAAGGGACCAGGAGCCGGGCAGAGATCGCGGAGAAGTGGACTGCGTACAATCACGCAGGCGGAAGAGAAGTCGCCGGACTCACCGCACGGAGAAAGAAGGAGCTTGCGCTCTTTCTTTCCCCGGTTACAAAGGAGGAAAAGCCTATGGGAAAAACAAGTGCGGAGCTGGTAGCATTCGCGAAAAGCAAAGTCGGGACGCCTTATGTGTACGGTGCTCACGGCGAAGTGCTGACACAGAGCCAGATCAACGCCTGGGCAGCGGCTTATCCGAATGTCTTCACAGCTTCCTATATCGCGAAAGCAAAGAAGTTCATCGGGAGAGAATGCACGGATTGCGCCGGACTTCTTGACTGGTTTATGGGCGGCGACAGGAACGCACAGTATTACCGGGATTCAGCAGTTGAACGCGTTGCAATCGGCCGCCTGGACGAAACTATGGTAGGATGGGCGGTATGGAAATCCGGCCATATCGGCGTTTACATTGGCGACGGAAAAGTGGTTGAAGCAAAAGGCATCAACTATGGGACAATCATTTCCAATGTGAAAGATACTGCGTGGAAGGAAGCCTGCAAGCTGAAGGGAATTGATTATTCAGCGCCGGAACAGCCGAAGCTTGATATCATCCCGTGTTCATCTGAATCCGGGCTGATCGTCACCGCAAAGTCACTGAATATAAGAGACTATCCGAAGACCGGAAATGTCGTCGGTTATTACAGCGGAGGTTCAAAGGTTTATCCGACAGGAAAGGTCTATGTGTCCGATACCGATGTATGGATCCAGACAAACAAGGGCTTCATTTCCCGGAAGTATCTGAAAGGCTGGATCACGGAGCAGGAAGGAAAATGGTATGTCGAAGCCGGTGACAACTACCCGCACGGAACAATGCGGGAGATCGGCGGGAGCGTCTACTACTTCAACGACGCCGGATGGCTGGAAACCAACAGGGAGTTCACAGTAAAGGCCGCGGCTGACGGGTCGCTGTCTGTACAGTAAGGATGGAGCTATGGAAAAGATCAAAGTAAAAGCCTATTCACCAAAGACCAGTACACAGAAGGTGACTCTTTCGGGAGCCTGCGCAAAGGTGCTGATCAAGAACTTTGGCGATGATGATGTGTATATCGGCACAACGGCCGACAGCACCAGGACAAACGGCATGATCAGGATTCCGCCAATGACGGCACAGTATTATGAAGAGAAGAGCCTTGATTCCGGCAGGCGGCAGTTTATTTCTGAACTGTATCTGCTGGGAGATAAGGCGTCAACAAATACTGTGGAAATACTGGAAATGGGGTAATGCCTATGTTCATCATCGGAGATGATATCATACAGCCGATCGGAACCGGCGGAATGGTATTTATATCCGCCGCAACAAATGCGGGGAGCGACGCCATGCCGGAGACAAAGGGAGAAATCTTTTACAATATCCGGACTGGATTCGCCTCGGCGCATGACAGCCTGACGATTTTAAAAACAGAATAAGAACAGCCCTCGGAGCACCTACATATCTATATATAGTAGCCTCCGAGGGCTTTTTCTTTTGCACTTTTTTCTACATTGACGGGATGCATTTTTATGGGATATAAAAGGCTCAGTGCGATAAGCGCAGCCGGAACGGGAAACCGAGACCCTGCGTGAAGATGTTGGGAAGGAGTGAAGAACGAGTGGGCGCACAGAGGATATACAAGCATTTGACCAGAACAGACAGACTGCGCATCGAAAAGATGCTGAAAGAGGGCTTGAGCAATGCGGAGATCGCAGAAAAGCTCAGAGTGTCAAGACAGACGATATGGCGCGAAAGAAAACGCGGGGAATATGAGCGCCTGGACGGGGCAACCTGGGAAATGAAGACAGCGTACAGCCCGGACATTGCGCAGGAACGCTACGAAAAGCACCTTAAGGAAAAGGGACCGGAGCTGAAAATCGGAAACGATCAGGAACTTGCGGACTATCTGGAAAAGAAGATGGCAGAGGAAGATTACAGCCCGGCAGCAGCCGTGGCCATGGCCAAAAAAGAAAAGGTCGGGGGAGTTACATTATCCGCGCCTACAGTATACAGCTACATCCGGAAGGGCGTGTTTCTGAATTTGGAAATGAAGGATCTTC